GGGGAATCCCCGGTTCGAGGCCGTCCTCGGTGCTGTTCTGGGGGCGAACCCCAAGACCGTGTTGGACTTCGGGTGCGCCCATGGCCACTACGTCATGAACATCCTGGCCAGGGTGCCGAAGGGATCCATGCAGATCACCGGCATCGACATCGACAAGAGCAACATCGAGAAGGCCGAGGCATGGGCGAATCAGGCAGGACTCAGGGATCAGACGAAGTTCCTGCAGGGGTCCCTGGAGGATCTCAAGGCCCGGCCCGACATGACCTTCGACTGTATCCTCTGCTCGGAAGTCCTGGAGCACGTCCCGAACCCGAACGAGTACGCGGACGAGCTGATCAAGCACCTGAACCCCGGCGGGACGTTCATCGGCACCACCCCATACGGTCCCTGGGAGGCCATCGGGTACAAGGATCATCCAGGGTGGAGGGCTCACCTTCACCACTTCGAGCGGCAGGATCTCATCGAGATGTTCGGCCACATGGACGGCTTCAAGCTCATGGCCGTGCCGTGGAAAGACATCTTTGGGCATTTCGTGTTCATGTTCAGCGGCACCGACCAGAGTCGACCCATCGACTACGAGCGCAAGCTCGCGCAGCAGGCACCCTATGAGACCCTCTCGGTCTGCATGATCGCATACAACGAGGAATACTCCATAGGCCGTGCTCTGAAGTCCATCCAGGACGTTGCGGACGAGATCATTGTCGGCATCGATGAGAAGACCACGGACCGGACCCGTGAGGTGTGCGAGGCGTTCGGGGCGAAGTGCTTCACGATCAAGAGCCCCCTGGAGCAGGGATTCGATGAGGCCAGGAACCGCACCATCGAGCAGGCGAGCATGGACTGGATCCTGTGGTTCGATGCGGACGAGACCTTCGAGAACGCCCTGAACCTGGGCAAGTACATGAAGGCGAACTGCTACAACGGGTATGCCATCAAGCAGCATCACTATGCGGTCGAGCCGCCCGCCCTGTTCCAGACCGATCTCCCAGTCCGGCTGTTCCGGAATCACAGGGGCATCCGGTTCTTCGGCTTCGTCCACGAGCACCCCGAGCAGGAGATGAACAAGGGCCTGGGCAAGATCATGGTCATCGAGGACGCCGCCATCATGCACACGGGATACAGCACCGAGCTGATCCGGCGGGGACGGTTCTCACGCAACTGGCCGTTGATGCAGAAGGACCGGGAGAAGTACCCGGAGCGGCTCCTGGGCAAGTTCCTCTGGATGCGTGACCTGTCCCACTATAACCGGTACCTGTTCGAGCAGACCGGGGGAAGGGCGATCACCCCGGAGATGATGCAGAACGCACAGGTGGCCATCGACATGTGGCGGGAGCTGATCCAGGCGAAGCACCTCCGCATGGCCATTGACGGCCTGATCTATTACTCCCATGCCGTGGACCTTGTGACCCGTGGGCAGGGGATCAAATACTGTGTGGACATGGCCTTCAGTAAGCTCAACGGCGGTGCGCAGCTACCGGCCCGGCCCATCGAGGGCCTGTTCCAGAACAAGAAGGACATCCAGGATCTTACATGGCTCATGATGGACACACATACCGAGCACATGGAGGAGAGGTACTTCTGAGATGGCATACGCAACATACGATGACCTGATACTGAGATACCCGGCGGCCTCGAAGTGGGCCGCCACCCCTTCCGAGGTCAACTCCGGCATGATCGGCTATGCCGAGAACCAGATCAACGGCATACTGGCCGGTCACTTCACCGTGCCCTTCGATGGGGCTCATCCCACCATCGCGGACCTGACCATCGACCTGGCCTATGCCAGGGGGATGATCACGCGGGACCCGAGGGGGGCGAAGGCCGTCATGGACATGGTCATGGGCCGGATCAAGGACATCAGGGACGGCAAGGAATACATCACCACGGCGAGCGGCACGACCATCTACGCCACCGGCGGCGGGTCCGACATCTGGAGCACCACCAAGGACTACCACCCGGTTCATTCCATGCTGGACGCCGAGGCCGCCCATACGATGATCTCTTCCAGCTACCTGGAGGCACTGGAGGACGAGAGGGAATAATGGACTACGGCAACGCCATCACCGTCATCGGAGTGAAAGAGGCCCAGGCCACGCTCGCCAGGGCCAAATCCAGGATGGGCAGCGCCGAGCTGTCCTTCAAGAGGTCCGCTGCGGTCATCGATGGGTGGATACAGAGGAACTTCAGGGAAGAGGGCGGCAAGGTCGGGGGGTGGGCGCCTCTGGCCGACTCGACCATCGAAAGCCGCATGAGGCGGAGGAACAAGACCGGGGCCATCCGCATCCTTCAGGACACCGGGACGCTCCGCATGAAGTGGAAACACACCTGGAGCAAGAACCATGTGGCCGTTGTCTCCGCTGTGGAGTACGGCATCTTTCACGAGACCGGGACCAGCAAGATGCCCCAGAGGAGAATCCTTCCCACCATGGAAGAGATCTGGCCTTCCATCGAGAAGCTCTTTGATGAGCACATCCGGAGGGCGCTCAAACCATGATCAACATGAGCACCATCACCAGGGCGGTCGAGGAGATGCTCCGGGAGCATACGGCGGGGTACACCATCGAGCGCAACGGCGCCAGGAACGATGACCCGAACACGGCGGCCCAGGGGAACGGCTGGATAGGCATCCGCAAGGGAAAGAAGGATTATGAGGCATACTCGACCGGCACGGCAAAATACCTCTGCGACCTGGAGGTCATCGTGGAGGTGCAGTATGCCCGGTATGATGATCCTGCAGAGGCCGAGGACCATATCGAAGATGCAGTGGAAGAGATCCTTGGCATCCTTAACGACCATCCGGATCTGGATGGAACGGTATCACACCTGACCGGGTTCCAGGTCAGCTATGATGTGAACACGGACGTGGAAGCATACCACTACGCGGCGGTGATTACGGCCAGGGCGCAGGCTCGGGGCTGAGACATACAACGATAAAGGAGAACGACCATGGCAGTAGGACAGCGCGGGCATGTAGGGTTCCAGTTTCAGAACTCATACGGGACGGTATCTTCGGCGAATGTCTACACGCCGTTCGTGTCCGAATCCATGCAGGAGAAGATACCAAGGATCGTGGCCGAGGGCATGCGGTCACGTTATGAATCAGGCCCCAGGTTCGCCGGGTTCAAGGAGTTCGGTGGGGACCTGGTGACCGAGATCCACCCCATCCTGATCGGCTACCTCCTCAAGGGGTGGTGCGGTATTGCATCGGGGGCTCTCACCACATCGCACTACACCCACACCTTCAACCCCAGGACCACGGACTGGGACACCAAGGCGGCCCTGCCTCCCTTGACCATGGAGGTCTACCGGGACAACGGGTCCGGGATGCTCTATTATGACCAGTGCATCAACGGCTTCACCCTGGACTATGCCCATGGGAAGCTGCTCAAGGCCACCTGGAGCATGATCGGCGGCAACGCACAGAAGGCGGTCAAGACCACGGCCAGCTACTACCCCGGCAGCGAGTTCACCTGGAACCAGGTATCAGTATCGCTCGGCGGGAACGCCGTGAGCGGGATCTCGCAGCTCACCATCAAGGGGGACAATGCCCTGGAGGCCAAGGGCACCCTGGACGGCAGCCTGGTCCCGGCCCGTATCCTGAGAAATGGGGTCCGCAAGCTGGAGATCTCCGGCACCATGATTCTCGAAGCCGACACGCAGCTGGACGCATACCGGGCAGGGACGGCCCAGAGGCTGGTCGCAACCGTGACAGGCCAGGCGGTCAACTCTGGCGTGAACGCCGTGTTCACCGTGGACATCCCCTCCATGATCTATACCGAGTACCCGGACAACATCGGGGGACCCGGCCTGGTGGAGGTGAGCTGGAAGGCGGAGGCGGACTACAACGAAGGCAGCGGCACCATGGTGACGTTCACCCTGGTGAATACCAAGACAAGCTATTAAGGAGGAACCTGCGCATGGATATACTGATCGGCTGGCAGCCATACGAGACCACGTTCAAGGGGCAGACGGTGACGATGGAACTGCTCCCGCTCACCGTCCCTCTGTTCCGCCTGATCTTGCCTCACATGAAGAACATCGAGGACAAGGACGAGGCGGCACAGAACGCCATGGAGATGATCTCCAAGAGCCTGGGGGTGTTCCAGGGCCACGTCAGGAACGTCCAGGGCTTCACCGTGAACGGGCAGCCGGTCACCCCGGAGATGCTCATCGGCGAGGCCAAGCTCATCCACCTGGCCCAGGACATCGTGAACGAGGTGTTCCTCAGGTCCATGGTCACGGAGGAAGAGGGAAAAAACTCAGGCTCGCCGTCCGAAACCTTGAGCTTGGACGATCATCCTCTGAGCGTGTCCGAGGAATAGAGGCGGCGACCTGGATATGGCTGTTTCACCATACGCATGAGTGGCACTTCGATGGTGGGACGGCCAGGACGAGCGGAGACAAGGGCATCAGAACAGGGTTCTGGCACCGGGTTGAATGGCCTTCACCTGGCGGCATCATGGCACAATTCAGCCATGTCGTGGAGATCCTGGGCATCATACAGGATGAGGACATGAAGATGCAGGCGGAGAAGATCAGGTAATGGCGAACAAGCTGGAATTCATCATCAAGCTCAAGGACGAGTTCAGCGGCACCCTCGGAGACATCACCTCCAAGCTCCCATCTCTGGGCACCATGGCGGCTGCTGCTGGTGCCGGTATCGCTGCGGCATCGGTGGCCCTGTGGAAGATGACCACCTCGGCGGCCGATGCCTACGACAAGGTGAACGATCTCAGCAACCGCCTGGGCATGACCACCGAGTTCATCAGCCGCATGAACTATGCGGCCCAGATGTCAGGAGTAACCCAGGAGGAGATGGCAACCTCCTTGAGGATGGTCTCGGTCAAGCTCGGTGAGGCATCCATCGAGGGCGGGATAGCAAAGAAAGCCTTCGATAACCTGGGTGTGTCCATCTATGATTCATCTGGCAAGGTCCGAGACATCGAAGAGATGATGCCCGACCTGGCCCAGGGCTTCGCCACCCTGGACAGCAGCGCACAGCGGGCGGCACTGGCACAGGAACTGTTCGGCAGGTCCGGGGCGACCATGATCCCTATCCTGACCGAAGGCAAGGAAGGGCTGGCCGAGCTGTGGAAAGAGGCCGAGAAGTTCGGTCTGGTCATCAGTACCGAGGCGGCGGACAATGCGGCCGAGTTCAATGATGCCATGGACCGGATGAAGGGCGCCGTCACCGGAGTCAAGAACAAGCTCGTGGAGGATCTCTTCCCGGTCTTCTCCCAGGGCATGAACTCCATGGCGAACATCATCGCCGACAATCGGGAGACCATCAGCAAGTGGGCCACCGTGGCCGTGGAGTATATCGGGAAGGCAGCGGAGTTCACGGCCTATGCCGGCGGCGTGATCGTGGACGCCTTCCGTGGTGTGCATGCCATCTGGGAGCTCACCAAGGGCGGGCTCGCCCTTTTGGTACAGGCATTCTTTGAGGCCATAGCAAAGATCACGGGCAAGGCTGCGGACTTCATGGAGGCCCTGAACTTCCGGGGCATCTTCGACGGCCCGATAGCCAAGGCCCGTTCGTTCCAGACCACCATGGCCAATGTCGGGGAGTCGGTTGGATCGGTGGCCGATCAGTCGGCCAAGGAGGTGGCGGAGTATTGGGAGGCCGGGATGGGCCGCGCCACCAAGGCCGTGGGCGGGTTCATCGACAAGTTCAAGGAGGGCATGAAGCAGCCCATTCCAGAAGGCGGCAAAGAAGGCGAAGGCTCCACGGTAGCAGGCCCGGACACCGGACTGTCCGATAAGGAGAAGGCGTATCAATCGGCATACGATAACCTTCTCTCTATGCATGAGCAGTACACGCTTTCCGAGGAGGAGCAGCTCCAGGCATGGTACGACAGGCAGGCCGAGATCTTCACCGGGCACTCTGACGCCATGCTCCTGTTGGACGAGACCTTCTACGCACGGCAGAACGAGATGAGGGCGGCGCAGCAGGAGGCCGTCAATGCGGCATGGGAAGAGGCCGTCCTGTCCGATGAGGAGAAGCTCTCACTGTGGTACGAGCGGCAGCTGGAGATGTACGAGGGCAACGCCATCGCCAAGGCCCAGATCGACCAGATCTACGACAAGAAGAACAAGGACTTGCAGAAGAAGCGGGACGATGACGCGGCCAAGAACCGGCAGACGTTCTACACCAACATGGAGACCATAGGCCGGGCCTTCGGCAAGAAGGCGTTCGCCCTGGCCCAGGCCATCGCGGTGCCCGAGGCCATCATCAACGCATACAAGGCGGCATCAAACGCCATGGCGGATGTGAGACCGTACCCGCTGAACGTCGTTGCGGCTGCGGCTGCGCTTGCCCAGGGGTTCGTCCAGGTGGCGAACATCAGGAGCGTGGCCTCCGGCATCGCCCACGGCGGCATGGGCTATGTACCCAAGGAGCAGACATACCTCCTGGACCGTGGCGAGCGGGTCCTCTCGCCCAAGCAGAACGAAGACCTGACGGCGTTCCTTGAGGGCCAGGCGGGGGGCGGGGTGACCATCGAGAGCCTGTCCCTGCACATCCTGGAGAACGCCACGAACCTGGACGCCCTGAGGTCGATGGACAAGGCCGACTGGCAGGACATCGTCTATGAGAAGGTGATACCGGCCCTGAAGGATCTGAAGGTTGCGGGATTCAAGGCATGAGCGTTGCGTATCTGAGCGATGGATCAACCACTATCCTTCTCAATCCCAAATGGGATTATAAGCGCAAGCGCCGGATGGACCGCTCGGACCACCGGATGTATGACGCCTCCATGTTCTCCTACCGGTGGGCGGCATACGATGTCTTCGAGTTCACCCTGGAGGGCCTCACACCATCCCAGGCGGCCACCATCAACGGGTGGTGGGAGAACAAGACGGAACTCTCCTTCTCGCACCTTATCGGTGAGAACCTGATCAAGAACGGATTCGGCGAGAGGGGCAACAGTTACAATTTCCCTGCGTTCACCTTCGCATCGGCCCCAACGTATTTCGGCAACGGCTGTTTCTATAGGAACTCCCCAAGGGGCTACACGCTGACATCAAGCGAGTTCGTCCCCATCGACACCAGCCTGAAGTATCACTTTCAGGCAGCCCTCAGAACGGGCAAGGTTGATACCAGGATCTATGCCGGGCTTGTCTGCTACAACAGCAGCATGTCAATTATCGCCCCATATTATTCCTTCAGGTGTGCGAGCGTGGATACGGTCCTGTATTCCGTTGCATCGCAGGGCAGCACCGTGGTCGATATAGTCCCGCCGTCTTCTTCCTGGCATGCACCCACGAATACGGCCATACAGTTCAACATCAGCGAGGATTATAGCGATCTGCCGAACTTCAATGCGAGCTTTATCAGCAGCATAGACACATCGCCATCATCATACTGGAGGCTCACACTCAGCCCTGGTTATCGTGTTCCGGCAACATTCGCAGCAGGGACGAGGGTCGGGAATACATACGCGGGCGGGACTTATAACTACTGCCTTCTGAGCAACAACGTCACGAGCGCACAATGGACGCTCAGGATCACATCGATGACCGGGATCAATAATGTCAACAGCCCCGCATTCGATGATTACAGGCAGTTCCAACGTGGGACGGCATACGTCAGGTTCCTGCTGCTCCCGAATCACAATCAAGAGGACACCACCTATGTGGATGGCATCCTCCTGAAAGGTGCCTGTGGTGAAGACATAAGCTCAAGGGGCGTGATCATCGGCGGCAACCGCACCCCGTTCCCGAAGTTCCTCCATCCCAGGGTGGACTACTACCAGGGGAAGATCGAGCTGGAGGCCACGGCATGAGCGCAACCTTCACTCTTGAGGCCCTCGGCACGATGGACAGCGTCTCATTGTTCCCAAAATGGGACTATAAACACATGCGGCAGATGGACAGGAGCGATCACAGGACGTACAGCACGAACCTGTTCACCTATCGGTGGGTGTGCGTGGACAAGGTGGAGATGAGCCTCGAATGGCTCTCCGCCGCCGATGCTGCCCTTATCCGCTCCTGGTTCGAGAACCAGAACCGGGTGATCCTGACCGTTGACCGGGACGGATCTGGACCCATGCAGCTGTTCAAGCTGGATGCCCAGGTCACGCCGTTCAAGATGATGTTCAACCCCGGATACTACCAGGGCAAGATCTCCCTGCGGTCGATCAACAGGTCCGGGGTGCAGCTCTACCACCTGGTGAATGAGGACGGCGATTTTATCCAGACCGGTGACGGCTACCGGATCGGGTGCATCGTATGAAGAACCTTCTCTATAATGGCGACTTTGAGCTGTGGACGTACCCGAATACCGGGCCGAATGGTTGGACCTATGGGGGGGTTGGATCAAGGTATATATTAAGGGAAGAGACAGAAGTCTTCTCGTCAACGTACAGCGTGAAAGCATGGACCGGAATTGTAGCCGGAGATTATGTGACGCTAGCAACGTATGTTCATAGTGCGCAGGGGATTAATTTCTGGAAGGGCCGTCAAGTCACCTTTGGAGGGTGGTTGAGAGTTGGATCACCAGGTCTTCTCAACCTCTATATATATGATGGAAATGCAGCATCTACTTCATCATATCACCCTGGCGGTGATACCTGGAGATTCATCTCTGTCACGAGGACAATCACTGAGTCTTCCACCACAATTCAGGTATATCCAGTTCTGAGGACTGTCTCGGGAACATCGACCGTTGGCTATTTCGATAACCTCGTTCTCCTCGAAGGCTCCTGGGTCCCCCAGACCCCCTACGACTTCGAGGACGTGGAATTCAGGCTCGGCCCCACCTCGGCCACGTCCATTGTCCTCTATCCCGATGAGGGGATGGAGCTTGGCAAGTACCTCATGCACAACACCCAGAGGGCGGCTGACGGCCACCTCTACGGCTACGAGTTCGGGACGTACCACAAGAGCAGCATCCCGGTTCAGTTCATGCCCTCATCCGATGCGGCTATAGTCAATAGCTGGTGGGAGTCCCAGGCAAAGCTCCTCCTGTTCGTCACGAGCGGCCCGGTCACGGCGGTCCACTCCTGTATGATCATGGGCGAGACATGCCCCATGAGCCAGATCAGCAAGCCCTATGATGACCGGTTCAAGGGGGTGATCCCCCTGGAGGGTTACTGATGGCCCTGTCCGTATCCTCATGGTTCAAGGTCCAGCTGGAGAGCACCGGGGTGCAGCCGGTCCGCAAGTTCTGGGTGAACTCCACGGACTACACCACCCGGGTGCTCAAGTGGCCGAGGATCTCCAGGGTGGCGAACGAGTACCGGGCGACCACGATCAATATATCCCTTGCGAACAATGATGGTGCACTGAATACCTTCTACGTCACGACCTACAACATGCTCGCCGACTGCTCCCTGCAGCTCGGCTTTACCACGGACAGCGGGACTACCGAGATGGCCACTCTCTACCGGGGCAAGCTCCAGAGCGTCAGGTATCCCAAGGAAGGCACCATCGAGCTGAAGGTCCGGGACCGCCTGTGGGACTTCACGCAGAAGAAGATCGGGGACACGAACTCCTACATGATAGATATAGGCTCGACCCTGCCATCGGATCTCGCCTGGACGCTCTGCACCTGTTACGGCGGCATGTCCACGGTGGCATCCACGAGCAACCCGGACATAGACTACACCTCGTTTCTCGAATGGGCGGCGCAGTTCAGCCAGGACAACCTCCGGGTGGCCGCGCACTACGAGGGGGAGAAGATCACGGATGCGCTGGAGGCCATCGCCAGGATGACCGAAAGTGCCATCTGGGTGGACGGCGGGAACAAGATCCGCTTCTGCCGGTTCATCGAGCCCTCGTCTTTGGATACCGTCTTCACCCGCTCGAAGACGAAAAACCTCGCCATCGATGTCGAGAAGCAGCGGGTGATCAACACGCAATACGTCTTCTTCAACTACTCCGTGGCCTCGGACTACTGGACGGATGTGGTGGTGGACGTCCGGTCCACGAGCGTGACCTCCTGGGGGGCCTGCGAGGACATCGTGCAGGATGAATCTGTGTGGTTCGTGGACTCCGCCACGGCGCTGAACCTGGCGCAGAGAAGGACGGACCGCTTCCAGTTCCCGCCTGCAATCTATAAGATCGACACGGCCCTGTACGGCCTTGAGCGCGAGATCGGGGAGACCATCCGCCTGGTCAATTCCTTCTATCAGGTCAACTCCATGGGGGGATTCAGGATCATGGGTATGGACTACGACATGGACACGGGCGGCCTCACCTTCACCCTGGACGAGGCGGCGGTAGGCGGCGGCGGGGGAGGGTACAGCTCATACTACGGCGGGGCCTTCTATCTGGACTACTCGGACCTCGATGGAAACGACATGCTTTTATAAGGAGACACGGCCATGGCATGGACAGCACTATCATTCGCATACGGCTCTAAACTGACCAGCACCAAGATGACGCAGCTCTTCGACAATTTCACGGCCATGGGGTCTGGCAGCGCGGGCGCCCCGAAGGTGAGCCGGTCCGCCATAGAGCTGTACTCGGCCGGCAGCTATCAGATCCTCTCGGCCGTGAGTACGGGATACACCCTGTCCACCACATACGCCAAGATCAGGGAGGCCCTTGTCCCCAGGGGGGGAACCATATCGGTCGAGTTCCTGTTTCAATGTGCCTCGGGCGGGACGGCGAGGGTCTACCGGAACGGGACCGGGGTCGGAACGGAAAGGACGCTGGAAGGCGGGAGTCACGGGTACAACTCCTATTTCATCGAGGCCGTGGCGAGCTGGTCGCCGGGAGATCTCCTCCAGGTATACGCATACTCCCCGAGTTCGTTCGTGGAAGCATACGTCAACAGCTTCAATCTCCGGGTGGCGAACCCCATCGATCCGGTGCTGATCTCGTGAGGGGGTAGAATATGGGAACCCATACCCTGGCAACGCTGCCGAAGACCACCACGGCCCTGGCTGCGGATCTCGTCCTGGTTCACAAGATGCCTGAGGACGAGACCTACGCGGTCACGGCGGCAGACTTCAGGACCATCATTAAGGAAGGCCTCGATCTCGGCCTGGCAGATATTCAGGGCCTCGGCGATCTGGCCGCCCTGGACAATATCGACACCAGCCTGGTGAACAGCCTCGGGGCGCTTGCCGAGCTGGACGAGGTCGGGGTTGTGAACGGCTGCGTGAACGGGTACATGAACCTCTGGTCGTATGGCACGAGTATGTCGAGCACCCCTCCGCTGGATGGCTTCGTGACGGTCGGGAGCGGATACATTGTCCGGGAGGCATCCATCAGGCCTGACTGGGCCACCTACTCGGCCAAGGTAGTGGCGGGCGTGGGCAGCGTGGGGCTTTATGGTTTGAACTCTGTCACGGACCTGACCAGGGGCGGGCCATGGTCCACCGCCGGGTTCGTCTATACCACCTCGGGCCATGCCAGGCTGAAGATCTGGGACATAACGAGCGGCGGGGACATCACCGAGCGCGTGTCATCCGACCATCCGGGTGGCGCCGCCTGGGTCCAGCTCTGGGTGGACAACCACACGGTCCAGGCCAGCGCGATGCTGATCTATTCTGGCCTTGAGGTTGACAGCGGGTACACCGCATACATGACCGGCTTCGGCTATTTCGCCCAGGTTAAACGTGCGCCCAGGTATAACATGGGGCGGGTCTTCACCTCGGGCGGCGTGACCGGCTTCCACAATACGGGGTCAACCCTCGGCTTCTACCGCTCGGACGGCTGGCGCGTCTACCTGGACAGCTCCGGGAACTTCATTTGCCGGACGAACAGCGGAGACTATGCCTTCAGGTATTACGGGACGGCATCAGGGGCATACGGGGAAGGGGATGTATTCATCGGGTCCACCTTGGCAGGAGAAGGGTCTATCTGGTGGGATCAGTCGGCGAAAAACTTCCAGCTTGATGGGGATTTCCGGGTCATATCCGGGGGTGACATACGCCTGATAGGGGCGGCATCCAATCCTGGCAAGATCACCTGGGACGGGACGAGCTATGAGGTGGAGGCTCACATATCGGCCACGGGGGACGATTTCTACATACGGCCCACATCGTACACGGGCATTGACCTTTACCTCGGGACCACGGCCATCCCATTCGGCTACATCTACCTGGCTGGGCGGCAGGTCTATACCCAGGCCTACTATGATGCAGACAATAATGCCTATATGTATGCACTGGCGAATTCTGGCACCAGCTCGCTCCTGCTCATCAGCGAGCGGCTCGGCAACCTCAGACAAGTCGGCCTGGAGTACATAGCCACGAACTCAAGTTGGAGTTTTTCCCCCGGAAACGGTAGCACCAGTCAGGGTATTGCCGGAGGGGTGGATCTCGGCACGAACGCATACTACTTCAAGACGGTCGAATGCGTGACCCTCGATGACTCCCACGATGTGTCATGGCTCGATGAGCATGATGACCTGGGCGATATGATGAAGATCGCCCCGCTGGTTGACGCCAAGGGCGAGCCGGTCAGGGATGCCAAGACAGGCAACCAGATCATAGATGATGCCACCCTGCCGGAATACCTCTGCACCAAGGTGGACGGACAAGTCCACTGGAGGGGCGACCGGACCCACGGGCCGAATGCAGCATTCCACGGGTGGCTGCTCGGCGGGATCAGGCAGCTTTACTCCATGGTCAACAGTTCATTCGCCCAGGTGAACAGTTCCTATGCTGCGCTCGATACAAGGATCAGGGACCTGGAGACAAGGAGGATATGATGGACAACGAGCAGATACTCTATATGATCATCGGACAGAAGGAGAAGGATCTCGTCCTGGCCAGAATGCTGATACGCCAGCAGGGGGAGGAGATCAAGACTCTTCAGGCTGCGGTGTCCGAGATGCAGAAGACTGCGAAAGCCGATCCTCCACATCCTGGATCGTGACCGTCACCCCGGCCTGACCATACTTCTCCATCCGTTCCTTCCATTTCCGGTACTCGTTCAGGTCGATGGGGATCTCCGGCAGCTCATCAAGGGCCATGCCCCATAATATAATAGCCTACCAGGGGATGGCAAGTGCCTGAAGCAGGGCGTAGATGCCCATGGCCAGGATGAGGATCTCGATGATCTGTCTCACCATCTTATTTCACAAGCCACCGTGTTATGATGGGCCGCCGCTGCATGGGCGGCGATGACAACGATTAGATACGCCTTCCTTCCGTACCATTCGTTCGGAAGATAATCGGCGACCAGGTAGTGAATGACGGCAAGCCCGGCCCAATACAGAGCGAGCTGTCCGTCAGATGGACGCTCTCCCAGGACAGGGTTCCATTCCTCATGGCCCTCGCCCTTGAGAAACTTATGGGTTGAGATCATGTCCGCGCCGGACGAGAGAAGCCCGGCCCCGAACAGCACCTTGTCCGTGGTGTCCCAGGGGTCGGAGGCCAGGGCGGGGGTGGCCAGGAGTTGCAAGATGGTTGCAGTCACGATCAGGAGATAGAACCGGCCTATGTTTCCGGGCAGTGTCGGTGGTTCAAATCCCTCCTCCGCTACCAATTTACCTGAATTATCATAGCACTTAGTCATCTGAAGACCCCCGAAAATTGGTTGCAATGTGGTTGCAAGGGACATTGGTTATTCAGTGGCATCCATCTCCTTGAATAATGTGCCCTGATTGAGATCCGACTTTGCCTTTCTAAGATTGCGGCATGATTCGTTGAAGTACGCCTCTTTCAATTCTATGCCTATAAATTTCCTGTTGAAGGGGACGGAGATTGTACCGTGGATGGCCGGGTGCGGTCAAGGGCATGGCTACCTACACCCCCGCATCCCACCGCGCCATGATCTCGCGGAGTTCCTTTATGTGCTCCCGCAGCAGCATCCGTATGTCGCCCGTGCGGTAGTCGGTTCCAGGGATGAATATTCGTTCGCAGAAGTCGTGAAATTCTGGTGGCTCCACCATCTC